CATGGCGGATGCGGCATTCCAGGGCTCGGTGGGCTCGGTGGCCGTGCTGATGCAGGTGCTCAAGGGCCGCGTGTTCTGGCGCGTGATGCAGACGGACTGTCTGACGCCCGCGTGGAACCCCGATGCGCCCGATACTCTGGCCACGGTGACGGAACGATACCTTGTGACCGGCCGAGACCTGCGCGAGCGCGGTTACCGAGTGCGCGATATCGATCTTGACGCGCGATTTTGGTGGCAGCGTCTGTGGGGGACGGACGCGGAGACTTGGTTCGTGCCGCAGACGGTGGATGACGCCAACGACGGCAAGCCGCTGGTGGAGGACTCGTCCCGCAGCGTCCGTCATGGCCTTGGCTTCGTGCCGTTGGCGTGGGTCTGCAACCTGCCGGGTGGCATCGCTCCCGACGGCGCGTGCACGTTCCGCCCGGCGGTCGAGACCTCAATCGAGATCGATTACCAGCTCAGCCAGGCCGGACGCGGGCTGAAATACAGCTCCGACCCGACGCTGCTCATCAAGGAGCCGGCCGCGACCGACGGCGAGATGGTGCGCAGCGCCGCGAACGCCCTGGTGGTGAGCGAGAAAGGCGACGCGAAGCTGCTGGAGATCGGCGGCACGGCATCGGCCGCAGTGATCGAATACGTCCGGGCGCTGCGCGAGATGGCGCTGGAGAGCGTGCGCGGCAATCGCAGCAATGCCGACAGGGTGACCGCCGCGCAGTCCGGCCGTGCCATGGAGCTGCTGCACCAGGCGCTCATCAATCTAGCCGACGACCTGCGCACCTCCTACGGGCAGGCGCTGCTCCAGTTGGCCCGCATGGTGGTGCGCGCCCGGCAGCGCTATCCGCTCCAGGCGTTCGGCGCGGAAACTCCGGAGATGAGCCTGCGCGACCGATTGGTGCTGCGTTGGCCGCCGTACTTCACGCCGACGCATCTGGATCAGCAGGTCGAGGCCGGCACGCTCGGCACGCTGCGTCGCGAGGGGCTGATGTCCCAGGAGACCGGCGTGGCCCGCACCGGCGCCACCTGGGATTTCGTGGCGCAGGACGAACTGCCGCGGATCAAGGCCGACGAAGTCGCGGCCGACGCCCGCGCCGAGGCGCAGGCCGCGCAGATACAGGACAAGCAGGCGCTGCCTGCCTGACAAATACTGCTAGTTGCCGGCATTTCCGGGCCGATGCCCGAATAGGAGAGCCAGATGGCTAACAATGAAACTGTCCATGACATGCTTGTCAATGAAGCCGAATTTGTTCGGGCCAATCTAAGGCCCGGTGAGACACTTACTCGTTCTCGGCTTGGAGAAACAGTAGGACAGGTTCATATGACGATCCAGATTACCTCATGTCTTGTGCCGACTGAGGTAAACGTCTGATGGCCGACGATCCTACCGACCCGCCCGATGGCGGCGCCGACCCCAACACCGCGCGCGAGCTGGCCAAGGCCCGCAACGATGCGAAGTCCTACCGCGAAGAAGCCAAGCGCCTGCGCGAGGATGCCGAGACGGTCCGCAAGGAAGCGGATGGCCTGCGCGGCAAACTCAAGCAGACGCAGGACGAGTCCGCAGTGACGCTGGCCAAGTCCCTCGACGATTTGCGCAACGATTTGTCCGGCAAAATCACGGACGCCGAGACCAAGGCCGCCACGGTGGCAGAGCAGGCCAAGCTGCGCTCCATGCGGGCCGACCTGCGCATCGCGGCGACCAAGGCCGGCATGGTGGACCTCGACGGGCTCAAAATGCTCGACACCTCGGGCGCCGTGACGAACGAGGACGGCGACGTCACCAACGCCGACGACCTGATGGTCGCACTCAAGAAGGCCAAGCCGTACTTGTTTGGCCAGGTGAGCACGACCAGCACGACCCCGCCGCCCAAGCCCGCCGACGGGGCGCCCAAGAAGGCGGGCGACATGACACCGGCGGAACGCGCCGCCGAGGAAAAGCGGCTCGGCATCAGCCGCTGATGCGACGACCACCCGGACGCGCATCGTAGGACCGGACTACCGCCACCGTGCGCGCCCGCATTCCATTCCGACCCCTGGGCAAGGTCTGAACAGCAGCGCCGCGATGGCGCCGCGTCCCGCTTGAAGGAGCCTCCCCATGGCAATCCAGAACTTCCCCCCCGCGCTGCAGCCGATCATCCAGCAGGGTTTCCTGGAGCATCGCTTCGAACAGGCGCTGCGCTCCACGCTCGGCTATCGTGCCATCGCGGACAAGGAGACGTTCCCCAACCACGATGGCGAGATCGTCACCAAGACGCGCGCCGGCCTGCTGCCCACCGCGACGACGCCGATCAACCCGGCATACGTCACCGCGCCGGCAGCTACCGCCAGCACGCTCGACAGCGGGCTTACCCCGGTGACGTGGGGTGTTGAGCAGTACACCCTGGGGATCAACAAGTATGCTCTGACCATGGATCTCAACGTGATGACCCAGAAATTGGGCATCGAGAACCGGTTCGTGCAGAACGCCTACGCGCTGGGCGAGAACGCGAAGCGCACCCGCGACGAGCTGGCACGCAATGCCCTGTTCGGCGGCGTGGCGCTCGGCTCGCTCCAGACCGGCGGCTACCTGGGCGGCAACACCCGCGTGCGTACGGCTGCAGCAGCCGGGGGCACTTCGGTGGCGGTGGACGACGTGCGTGGTTTCATGGCGACAGCCGTGAACGGGGTGCAGACCGTGGTAAGCCCGCAGTCCCCGTTCACGGTCACGATCAGCGGCAATCCCTATGTCGTGAGCAGCGTGTCGGTGGACGCCACCAACGTCAGCACGACCCTGCCGCAGCAGATCGGGCTCGCCGGTCTGTCCGGCACCCTGAATCTCACCTCCGGCATCGTGACGACCGACGGCGCGGCGAACGCCCCGGTGATCGCCGCGACCGCTCCCGTGGTGCTGCGCCCGAACGGCCGCACCTCGGCCGCCGCGTTGCAGCCGACTGATCTGCTCACGATGGGCCTGCTGCTCGATGCAGTGTCCTCGCTGCGGCTCAACGCAGTGCCCACGGTGGACGGGCTGTACAACGTTTACGTGGATGCCCGTTCGGCACGCCAGCTCTTTGCCGACCCGGACTTCAAGCAGTTGTTCCAGGGTTCCACCTCGGAGAATGCCCTGATCGCAGCCGGCATGATCGAGAACGCCTTTCTCGGCCTGCGCTTCGTGACCTCGACGCAAGCGCCAGTGCAGCCGGTCACGACGGCGCAGGGCTTCGCCGCGGCCGGCACCATCCGCCGCCCGATCATCTGCGGCGCCGGCGCGCTCATCGAGGGCAACTTCGACATGACGACGGTGGGGCCCGATACCGGTCCGGCTGACGGGGTGGGGCAGATTACCGTCGTGGAGGGTGTGCGGATGGTGACGCGCGAGCCGCTGGACCGGCTGCAGGAACTCGTCACGCAGTCCTGGGAGTGGATTGGCGGCTACTGCGCGCCGACCGATCTCACCACCACGCCGTCCACCGTGCCGACCGCGACGAACTCCGCCTACAAGCGCGCGGTCGTGATCGAGCACTTCGGCTAGGCGATGGAAGCGACCCCTATGCACCACGGCACCGTCCGCGCCGCGTTCCAGATGGAATACGTCGGCAGCTACCTGTCCTACGCCACGGGCCAAGCCATCGCCGCCGACGACGCGCTCAAGGCCGCGATCGAGTCCAGCGAAGGTGCTGACGTAGCCTGGGCGAGCGAAGCCGTGGCGGAGGGACTGCTGTCCTTCGACCAAGGCGATGCGCCCATGGCCGTCGAGGCGATGCGGCCGGGCGTGATCTACCAGGCCGATCGCTTCGACAAAGAAGCCGCGCGGGGGGCTTTTGAGGCCGGGCAGGTGAGCAACGTCACCGTGGCCAGCAAGCGCGACGGCCAGGCGCACCGGATGCACGGCTACACGCTGGCGGGGTAAGGCCATGTCGGGCGCCCTCGTCGTCGTGCCGCCGCTGAGCGACCAAGAAAAGGTGGATGCCCGTCGGTTCATGGGCTACCCGGCCTACGGGTCCGGTCCCAACGATGACAGCTTCGGGCGCTATTTCGGGTCCTATCCGACCATGGAGTTTCGCATCGCCAACCTGCTCCCCGCAGAGCTGGTCACGATGCGGGCGAGGCTTGCGGCGCTGACAGCGGAGGAAACGCTGTTTGAGGCGTCCGGCGCGTTGGTCTACGTCGGCACGGCCGCAGTGTTCACACGCAACCCGAACACCATTTCTGAGCATCAGCGGTTCCTTGACGCCATGCGCCGACGGCTGTGCGAGTTCCTGGGGCTACCGCCTGGCCCGCAACTGTCGGCCAGCAGCTCCAGCATCCGCCTCATCGTCTGATGGGTCTCTATTCCCTCGGTTTCGGCGTCGCGGCAGGTGCGCTCGCGCAGGTGTTCCCCGAGTTTGCGGACACCTGTCAGCAGTTCCGCCCGAACGGCGCCGCGAACCCCACTGATCCCGCCAACCAGATCGGCACTGTGACGGCGCTCTTCGACACCGCGCCCGACTTCAAGTTCCGCACGCCAAGCCAGTTCGGCAAGCCGCAGTGGTATGGGCTGTTCGACTTCTCCGCTACGCAAGCGGGCGACTACCTCGTCGGCGCCAAGGCCACGTGGTTCGTGGCCGCGATTGAGGCCATCCACCCGCCACTGTGCATCCGTTGTAACCGCCGCGTGCTGACCATCACCCGGGCCGCCGGCAATGACGCGCAGGCGCAGGGAGGTCCCCGCGGCTATGGCGGCCGGATCGTGGCGCCCTCGCTGGCGGAAGCTGCGGCAGGGCTGGCCGAAACGCCGCTGATGACGGGCTGGCCGGCCAGCGTGCTGCTGGGCACCAAGGGCGAGTCCGCCCCCGTGTCCGGCCGCCTGCCGACCGATACCCGCAGCCCGTGGTGGAAGGTTCTGCTGCCGGCCGTGCCCGGCGTCACCCTGAGCAACACCGACCGCATGACTGATGACCTTGGCCGCGCCTACATCATTTCGGCCGCAGAACTGACCGCGCTGGGGTGGAGCATCACCGCCATGGAGGCGATCGTCTGATGGCGACTGAGGCCATGGTGCTGGCGGCACTGGAGCAGGCCGCCGTGTCTGCCGTCTACCCCGGCGGCTTCCCCGGTACCAGCGTCACCGGTGGCCCGATCCCGGTTTATCCCGGCTGGCCGACAGAAGCCGCGCTGGCCACCGCGCTCCGGTCCGGCGAGACGCACATTTCCATCTACCCCATGCCCAGCATGTTCCGCCCCACCACGCGGTGGCAGCCGGCGCCGCACGTCGTCGCCGCGCCCGACTGCACCCTGACCGCCAGCGTCTCCGGCGCCACGGCGACGTTCGCCGGCACCTGCGCGGCCGGGCAGCTCGCCGGGGTATTGGCGGGAGGCATCGGCTACGCGCACGCGGTGCTGGCCACCGACACGCCCGCCACCGTGGCTGCGGCGCTCGGGGCGATCGTGCCTGGCGCCACGGCTGTTGGTGCTGTGCTCACGGTGCCCACGAACCGGCCCATTGAGGCCCGCGCGGTGGCCAGCGCGACCACCGCCACCGAGACGCGCAGGCAGGAAAGAGGCTTCCAGATTTCCGTCTGGGCCGATAACCCGGACGACCGTGACACCGTGGCCGACGCGGTGGACGGCATGCTTGCCGCCATCGACTTCCTGCCGCTGGCCGATGGCACCGCCGGGCGGCTGCTCAAGCACGGCGACAGCAGCAGCGACGCATCGGAAAACGCCGGCCTCTTTAGGCGCGACCTCATCAACACCGTCGAGTGGTCGACCGTCTCCATCACGATCAGCCCGCGTGTGCTGTTCCCTTGCGGCTTCCTGCATCTGGGCAGCGCCGTGCTGCCGTTTGGTGACCGCGAGCCTGCCGACGTGCAGGCGCTTACCTAGCACCCAAGGACCCCGCTCATGCCCGACCAGCCCGACCAGGCGCCCGCGCCGGTGGAGAAGCCCGCGCCCGTCGCCTCGCCGGAGAAGGTCAAGGGGCGGTTCCTGACCCGCATGGATACCGACGACTTCCGAGCGCATGAAGTCCTGACCGATCCGCCCAAGGCGCTCTACGAGAAGCACGCGTACCGGATGCGCAGGTTGCAGGACGAAGCGGCGCCGCAGCCGAAAGGGGCGAAGTAAATGCCGCAACTTTCTCAGTTCGGGTCTCTTAACACGACTGCTCTAGTTGTTCCCGATGTCTATGTGCAGATCGTGCCGCCGCAGGTATTGGCGCTCAACGGCGTGCCGTCGAATGTCATCGGCTACGTCGGCACCGCGATTTGGGGACCTGTCAACCAGCCGCAGGTCATCGGTGGCATGGCCGGCTACACCACGGCGTTCGGCAAATACACGACGCGCAAATTCGACCTCGGCACCCACGTCGCCATCGCCGTGCAGCAGGGTGCGTCCTCGTTCCGCTGCGTCCGCGTGACCGATGGCACCGATCTTCCAGCGGAGGCTACCCTCGTGGCCGGCGGCGACGCGGCGAGCTGGCTGTCGGCGGCGGCGGCCGTCAACACCGGCAACAGCGCGCTGCGCGGCCCGTCGCTGATCGTGGTGTTCAGCCCCACCGCAACCGGCGGCATCGTGGTCGCGCGCTACACCGGCAGCGCGGGCAACGAGATCCTGCTCACCACGTCGCCGGGCACGCGCGCCGGAACGGCGAAGATCAGCGTCACCATGCCGAACCAGGCAGACGAGACGTACGACAATCTGCCGTTCGTGAGCCTGCCGACGTTCACCAGCGTCATCCTCCAGGGCGGCACCGATGGCGCGACCCCAGCGGCGGGCACTGCGTCCGGCGTGTCCGCCGCGACGCTGATCGGCGCGGACGGGTTCGTGCGTTCCGGCCTTTACGCTCTGCGCGGGCAGAAATGCGGCATCGGCGTGCTCTGCGATGGCGACGACAGCACGCAGTGGACCACGACGGACGCGTTCGGCGTGGCCGAGGGCGTCTACATGGTCCACACCGGGCCGAGTGGCGATACGATCGAGAACGCCATTGCAGTGAAGAAGGCCGCCGGGCTCGACAGTCCGTGGTCCAAGTTGATGTTCGGCGACTGGATTTATTGGGACGATCCGGTCAACAAGCAGATCCGCGTCGTCTCGCCCGCCGCGTTCCTGGCCGGCGAGTTCGGAAACTTGTCGCCTGAGCAATCGAGCCTCAACAAGCGGCTCGGCTCCGTCGTGGGCAGCCAGCGCGGCGGCCAGCCCGGCACCGGACAGATCGGTGGCTATGCGACTGCGGAACTTGAGGCGCTGTTCGAAGTCGGGATCGACATCATCACCAACCCGATACCCGGTGGTGATTATTGGGGCGCGCGCCTCGGCCACAACAGCAGCAGCGACGCCACCCGATCAGGCGACAACTACACGCGAATGACCAACTACCTGTCCGCCACGATCCTCGGCGGGATGGGCAAATACATCGGCGCGGTCATCAACAACGACCTGTTCCGCCGCATCCGGTCCACGCTCAACAACTTCCTCAACGCACTGCTCGGTCAGGGCATCCTTGCCTTGGACGACCACGGCAACTCGCCCTATCTCGTGGTGTGCGACGTGAGCAATAACCCGCAGGCGCGCACGTCGCTGGGCTACGTTCAGGCCGACGTGACCGTGACCTATCAGGGTATTAACGAGAAGTTCCTGGTCAACCTGCAGGGCGGTGCCACCGTCCTGACGCAGCAGAGCAACGGCCGCACTTTCAGCCTCGCAGCATAGGAACCCGATAGATGCCCGTTATTCTCGGCACCGGCAGGTTCAACACGGGCCGCGACTGTCAAGTCATCGTCATCGGTCCATCAGGTCCGCTGCAGATCGACAACGTCACTGAATTCGAGATCGATCCCGCGTTCACGCCGATCAAGATCGACCGGCTCGACGGCGTGCAGATGAACGCGCAGCTTCCCAAGGGCGGCAGCGGGCACATCGCGTTTGAGCGCAGCGGCCCGGCGGTCGACCGGTTCTTTGCGGACCTGGAGAACGCCTGGTACCAGCAAGGCGTCTATCGCGTCGGTTCAATCGACCAGTACATCACCGAGCCGAATGGCGCGTCGGCGTGGTCGCACACCAACATCGCGATGACGTGGAAGCCGGGCATGTGGCGCGGCGATCAGTCGATCAAGACAGTAATCAACTTCATGTATGACAGGCGGCTCGAAATCTGATGGGCGACACGGTTTCCGCGCCGGCCGATGCCGGAACCAAGACGGTCACGGACGCGAATGGGCTGGTCATTTCCTATCGCGAGATGAACCCGGCCGACATGCTCGATCTACTGGAGGCGGCAGGCAAAGAGTCGCAGAACGGCGGGTGGGTGGCCTACGCCATCACCATCTGCTCCGTGACCGCGATTGACGGCCGAATGGTCCCGGCGCCGCGCACGAAGGATCAAGTCCGCGCGCTGGCCACCCGGCTCGGCAACGTGAGCTACGTGGCGCTGGCCAACGCGATGTTCGGTCCTGTGCCCAAGGCAGACCCGGACGCCGATCCCGATGCGCCACCTGCTCCGCCCGTCAACCCGGTGGTGGACACAGCAAAAAACTGATGCGGGCATCCGGCTTCCGCGACGCGTTGTCGCTGGTCAAGCACGGGGTGCCCTATGAGAAGGCCATGACGATGAGCGCGGCCCGGCGCTTGGCGCATGTGGTGGCATTCGGTGAGCTGGACGGGCGCACGTTTGACTGGCACGCCCTGCGGTGGGAGCGCGACGATTGAGGTCGTTCAACGACATGGAAGCGGCCATCGCGTTCTTTGAGCGCCTGCCGGCCGCCATCACCGCTGCGTCGCATGCCGGAGTGCGTGCGGGTTCCGAAATCATCGAGCGCGAAGCGAAGCGCGAGATCGGGCACTACCAGCCAGAGGCCGGCCCGTTCCAGGAATGGGAGGAACTGGCCGACAGCACCAAGCGCGAGCGCGTGGCAGCCCGCTTTCCTGAAAACAACCCGCTTCTGCGCTCGGGCGAGCTTCTGCACAGCATTGGCACGCGCATTGAAGGCAATCATGCGTCCATTGGGTCCGACAGCCCGATCGCGGTGTATCAGGAGCGCGGCACCGGCCGCATTCCGCCGCGCTCGTTTTTGGGCGGGGCTGCCTTCCGCAAGAAGGACGAGGTGGCCGAGCTGATCGCCACCCATGTGGTCTGGGCACTGCGGGGACTGCCGCCGCGCAACGACTAGAGGCGGGTCGGTCTAGAAAGGAATCTCGTCGTCTAGGTCGCCTGATCTCTCCCACGAATCTGACAGCGACGCCGGCTTTGCTGGCTTCACCTCACGTTTCGGTTCTTCGCGATGCTGGCTAAGATATCCAGGCTCTGTGCCTGAGTATATCTCCCCTGCAACCGTGATCTGACCGTAAATCTCCGATCTAAGTTTGAACTGGAGATAGGCCTCTCTTATCTGAATTTCCTCAACTAATGGATGGGTCGCGAGCACATCTCTAGCGAGGACTCGAAAGTCTTTTTCTATTCTGAAGCGTTCGCGAAGTTTGTTCAGAATGTCTTCTACGCCGTCTCTCATCTGCAAAGCGGTATCGAGCAGGCGCCGGGCCGCTTCCACCTCCGAAGCGATGCCCTGGCTGGCCTGATACAGCTTAATGCGATCGCTCAGCTCCGCAGGGAGTACCCAGACCTTCCGCTCCGTCCCTACCTTGTCTGCCATGCCGCCCTCAAAGAAACTCTCATGGCAAGTCAGGCCAACATCGGGCCTATGGCAATTGACAAGCCAATGTGCGGTGTGATGTAGTTCTCTATGTAGTTAGGAGGCTACAGCATGGCGAGACAGAGCAGCCCGTATGCCGGGAAGGCTGAGGCGGGAGAACGCACCAGGGTCGTGGTGATGATGCCGAGCGCAGAAGCAGACGCGATCGACGAATGGGCAGTCCCTGCGGGGATGCCGGATAGGACGTCCGCAGTGCGGTTCCTGATCAAAAAGGGACTTGCCGCGGTCGCGGCGACACCGGCGACGGGGTGTGAGGCCTGAGAACCTCCCCGCCGCCGGCTACTGCCTAACCCGCGCCGCCAAGCGCGGGCCCATCAACCGACTGCTTTCATGGAGCAGACAGTGACCACACAGCATATACAGGTTCGTCCCTTCCTTTTCGAGGGGGAGCAGATGGTCCGGGTCATCGACTTGGGTGACACGCCTTGGTTCGTCGGGAAAGACGTTGCTTCGGTGCTCGGCTACAAGGACACGGTCAAGGCGGTGGCCACCCACTGCAAGCATGGGCGTCCGATAGGGGAGGGCGATTCACCCTCCCCCCGAGGCCTGGACCCGCAGACGATCGTCATCCCAGAAGGGGACATGTACCGGCTGGTTTTTCGGTCCCACCTGCCAAGCGCAGAGCGGTTCGAGGCCTGGGTCATGGATGAGGTGCTGCCGTCCATTCGGCGCGCCGGTGCTTACGCCTCGCACGAAGCTAGCGTGGATGATGATCTGCAGTCGTCCGATGGCCTTAAGCTGAGCAAGGTTCGGGTGGCCACGCGATGCTTCGGAGAGCGAGCCGGCGCCCAGCTCTGGGTAAAGTTCGGGCTGGATTGGGTCCCGGCGATGGCTGCGGCGGTTTCACAGGCCGACCTGCTCGACAACGAGACCCCGCCCGGGACCGTCACCATCAAGGTCACGGCGAACGGGGGGACTCACTGATGGCGGGGCTCTCCCGCCGCGCCTTGGTCGGAACCGGTGCCGGCTTGGCGCTGGCCGGCTCTGCTGCTGCGGCGCCGCATCTGGTCAAAGGGGTCCGCATTTCACGGACCCCTTCGCAGCCGATCTCCGACGCCCACCTGCTCGCCCTCTGCGCCGAGGCCATGCGCCTGGATCTAGGTGCTGATGCCGCGGATGAAGCTGGGCGGCCGGACGAGTTCAATGACCTGCTGGCCCAATGGTTCGTGGTGGCCAAGGAGATCGCCACGACGCCAGCACGCACCTTGGCAGGATGCCAGGCTAAGAGCCGGATCGTCCGCCACCTGATGACTCCAGGCGCGATCCTGCCCGACGATGACGAGGCGAAGTGGGACGATGCGCACGTATACGGCCCGATCCTCTGGGGCTTGGTGCATGACATGGCAGGGATCGCCTAAGCAGGCTTCGTTAGGTGTAAGCCTGAAACCGGTGTCTACAGGTCGGGCACTTCACGGTGCCCGATCGCGTATCCGAGAAGTAAGTTTTGGTCAGCGTGGAGATGACAAGTCGACTGCGGCAATAGAACCAGCCATGGCTTCAGACAATGGAACGTCCGGGGACGAGATGCAGAGGCGCATCAGCCCGATTTCATACTCCTTGAACTGAACAAGTGAAGGTTGATGCGTCGAGAACCTATCCGGATCAGCACTCGCCATCAGGTTTACGAGGAATATAGAGTTCATACTTTTGTCAAAAGCCGAAAACTTTATTCCTGATTTCATATAGGCTACCAGAGATGAGCAAGGACTTTTCTGTGTAATTCCTAAGGCTGGCATTGATTGATCTTTCTGTTCGGTCGCATTAACACTAAAAGGCAGCAATCCAGCCAGCAGTAGACAGCCCATTAACTTCGTTCTCATTTTGCTCTCCCGTTTGCTGATCTAAAGCTATTTAGCCTTACAATTACAGAAGAGTCAGCACGTTTGTGTGCGGCAGAATATCTTTCTGATCCGGAGAAGACGCGGGATGCCGATCGAGGCCTATCAGGTTGGCGTCTCGCTCGTCGCGGACGAAAGCCGCGTTGTTGGCCCGCTGCGCCAGATGATCGAGGCCATGCAGCGCGTGCAGGCCGCGACGCGTGAGGCGCAGAGCGAGCTTGATGGCTTTAGAGGGACGTTGCGTGCCGCGGCGCGTGACGCGGCCGGTTTGGCGTCGAGCATGGAGCGCGTCGCAAAGGCCGCGAAGGCTGCGGCTGGTCCGCCGTCGTCGGGCGCTGCACCCATCGGAGCGCCTGCGGCCGGGCGTGCCGAGGCCGCAGCCGTCCGTGCGACCCGTGCCGCTGCGTCGATTGCTACCCCGCAGGCGCTGCTGACCTACGAAAGCCAGTCGCGGGCCTTGACGGTCCAAAACCAGTCGCGGGCGCTGGTGCCCTACGTGTCGCCGGAGACTGTCGGCACGCTGTCCGGGCCGGCCTACACGCCTTATGGCGGCTACACCGCCGGGCGTCCGATCAGCCTGTCCTCCACTGATGGTGCGCTTGTGCCCTACATGGGTGGCGGGTCAGGCAGGGGTGGGAACGGGCATTTCAATCCGTTCGGCAATAACGGGTTCGGGAACTGGCAGGGCGGCGGCTCAGGTAGCGGCGGGACTGGTGGTGGCGGCTTCACCCTCAACGGCGCGCCTTACATGCCACAAGGCGGTGGCATGGCGCTTTATGGCGGCGGAGGTGGTGGACCGATTCCGCTGAACCTGCGCCCAGGCAGCATGAGCGGCGGCGGGATACCGTCTTTGCCTTCCCGTTCGTCTCGCTCGCATTTCGCAATGCAGGGCGGGATTGAGGCATACGAAGGCTTCGAGCTGCTGAAAAGCATCTTTGAGGCGACCGAGAAGCCTGACGACGAGATTGAGAAATTGCGCGCCGCCCGGTTCACCTCGGTGCAGATCGAGCAGGCCAAGGCTGCAGCTCTGGCGATCCAGCGCAAGACACCGGGCATGGGCTACGCCAGCGGCCTTGACCTCATCAATCAGACCGCATCGTTCACGGGCGATGTAGGCGAGGCGCTGGCGCTGTCTCCGGCGCTTGCCCGTAACGCGCAGGTGCTGTCGCAATATGGCAAAGGCGATGCTATTGCCCAGATCGAGAAAGGCATCCAGGCAGGCGAGCTGACGGGGCTGACCGGTCCCGACGGCAAGATGAACATTCCCAAGCTCACGGAGTTTATCACCCGTCTGACGGGCACGGTTGTCGCCGGCGGCGGCACGTTGAACATCGGCAAGTATCTGACCGGCGTGCGGCAGTTCGGCGTCGGCGCAGACTCGGCCACGATGGACTTCACGACGGCGGTGCTGCCCGCCTACATGAAGATCATGGGCGAGGCGAGGGCAGGCACCGCCCTGTCGTCGTTCCAGCAGAGCTTGGGCTCGACGGCGCCCAAAACGCAGAACAAGTCGATCACCGCCGAGCAGAAGCGGCTCGGCATCCGGGACGCAAAAGGCAATCTCGTTGATGGCGAGCTGCTGCGAACCGACGCGAACGCCTACATCGGCTTGGATCTCCTGCCGAAGGTCGCAAACGACCTGACCCACAGGCATCTGGAAGTCACGCCTGCGGCCATCCAGGGCGAGTTGACCAAGCTGCTGCCTCGGCAGACCATGATCCGGCTCGTCGCGGCAGGTATCTTCGACGCGGCGGTCATCACCAAGGAAGCCAACCGCAACCGCGAGCAGCAGGCGGCGCAGGCGAATGCGGAGAAGGCGGGCAAGGCTGGCCCGCTTGACACGCTGCTAGCGCAGTCTCCCGGCAACCAGGTCAAAGCTACCGTCGAGGCGTTCCACACGTTCGAGGCGGCGCTGGGCGACCCCGCCATGAGGTCGGCCACGCAGACCCTGAACGGTATCACGGACGGCCTGCTCAAGATGGCGGGCTGGGCACGCGAACACCCCGACATCACCGAAGCTGCGCTGAAAGGCGTGGCGGGCGGTTTGGCGGTGCTTGGCGGTGCGGCTGCGATTGCAGCCCTGACCTTGATCGGCGGCACGACAGGGCTCTTGGCCGGGATCGGCGCTGCCGCGGCGGCTGCGGCGACCGGCATGGAAAAGCTGGACGCGGTGCTGCACAAGTTCTTGCCCGGCCTGATGGGGCCGCAGGTTCCTGCCGGCACGGCATACGATCCGGCCCGCGATGGCCCGGTCTACGATCCGAGCAAGCATGGTCTGATGTCGCGGTTGTATAACGACCCTGGCGGCACGATCCTCGGGCGCGACAAGGACGGCGGCTTGCAGAACCCGCTCCACAAGGAAAGCTACGCCGCGCCTGCCAACAACAACCGTCCGATCACGGTCAACACGGCCGTCATGCTCGACGGTCGCCAGATCGCAAAGTCTGTCACGACACACCAAGAGAACGCCGCATCCAAAATTCCGCTGACCGGAGTAACCGGCTTTGATGGGCGGCAATCAATGACACCGCCCGGCATGGTCAATCAGTGAGCGGCGCACTCGGCAGCCTCACGTCCCTCATCAGCCGCGGCAACCAGGCGTTCTCCGGCGCGCAGAACATCGCGGCCGGCGTCGGTGGTCTGCTGGGTTTCGGCTCGACAGGGCCGATCAGCCTCGGCTCGTTCGTGTTCAGCGGGTTCGAGGTGCCGGCGAGCGTGGCGTGGGGCGGGCAGCAGGCCCACACCGTGCACAAGCTCCCCGGCGGCGGGCGCGTGGTGGACGTCACGGGGCGCGACGACCGCCCTGTGGAGTGGTCGGGAATCTTCCTCGGCCAGGGTGCCGAGCAACGCGCGATCCAGCTCGACGGGCTCAGGAACGCCGGGCGCCCCTTGATGCTCACCTGGGGGCAGCACAACCTGCAGGTGCTGATCGCGTCGTTTGAGGCCGAGACGCGGCAGATTGATGCGCATGTGTCCTACCGCATCTCGTGCACGGTGCTATCGATCAACCAGGCGAGCCTGTCGGCAGTGTCCCCGATGGGCGCCATCGCGTCCGACATCGCGCAGGGTGCCGCCGTCGTGCAGACCGGCATCGCCCAGGTCGGCGCGGTGGCGGTGGGTGTGACGCAGGTGGCGCAGGCCGCCGGCATTCGCGTGCCGCTCCTGAACCAGATGCAGTTCGCGCTGATCGCCGCGTCGGGTGCGACCGCCACGGTAGGCAGCCTCGCGGCGACGGTGCCTGGCACGGTGTCGGCGGGACTGACCGGCGTGCGGACGATCGCGGACCGCGGTGTGGTCGCGTCCGCAAAGGCGATGCTCGGGTTCAATGCGGCGGCACCCGCCAACCCGGTTGCGGCTGTCGCCGCTGTCACGGCTGGCGGGGACGCGGTGAGCGCGCAGGCGGAAGCGTCGGCGGTGTCGGCGTTCGCAGGGGCAGGGATGGCGCAGGCGGCATGACGACGCTCACCACCACCAACGGCGACCTGTTCCGCATCGCCGCCGAGCAATACGGCGACGCCACGTTCGCGGTGCAGCTCATGGAGGCCAACGGCACCGACGACTGGCTGCTGCCGGGCGCGCCCACGACGGTCACGTTGCCAGCGACGCTGGCGAGCACGGATGGAGTTCCGAATGCAGTATGAAGTCATCATCGACGGCAAGGCCGTTATCATGCGTAGTTACGCCGCCATGATGGCTTACCCACTTTCGCCAGAGCCGGAAGAAAAAGAAACAGAGGCTGAGCGCATCTGGCGCATTACTCAGTCTCTTGCCAATGACTGACCCCACCGCATCCGGCGCGCTGAACACGATCAAGCTGGCGGTCATCTCCAATGGCATTGCGATCCCCGGCGCGCTCCGGGCTGATGTGCACTCAAACAACTGGTTCCAGGCCGACACCTTCACCGCCGCGTTCGCGCTGCACGCGGTCCCCGAGGGCGGCCCGGAGTATTGGGGCTCCGACGCCCGGATCAACATGATGGTTGACATCAAGGTGGACGTGGGCGGCGGCCCGGTGTCGCTGTTTGTCGGCCAGGTCGATCATATCGACGTGGAGATGCAGAACGGGCTGGTGGAAATCACCGGCCGCGACCTGTCAGCTCGGCTGATTGAGCGCAAGACGCAGGAGATGTTCCCCAATCAAAAGTCTTTCGAGATCGCGCAGACTTTGGCGGCACGGCGTGGCCTAGCCGCAGACGTGGATGCCACGACGACGTTTGTTGAGCGGTTTTACTCGCAGGATCACACCAAGATCACCGGCACGCAGTTCAGCCGCACCACGACCGAATGGGACCTGCTGGCCGACCTCGCGCGGCACGAGGGCTTTGACTTGTGGGTGTCGGGCACCACGCTGCACTTCAAGAAGGCGACCGGAATCAGCGCTCAGCCCTACATTCTCAACTGGACGCCGACGCAGCTTACGTCCGGCTTTGGGCGGTTGCAGGCCAACCAAGTCATTGACTTCCGGCTGGAGCGCACACTGACGCTGGCCAAGGACATTGAGGTCGAGGTGCGGTCCTGGCACACGCGCGAGCGCCGCGCCGTCAAAGGCAAGGTCCGCAAAGTCCGATACACGACGCTCGCGGACGGCACGAAGGTGGTCAAGCCGCCGGCAGCGCCGACTGTGCAGGACGTGACCAAGATCGTGCGGGGGCAGGGCGGCAAGTCGGCCTCGGCTGTCACAAGCAGCACGCAGAAGGGCACCAGCACGCAGCGTTACGTGTTCGTGCGGCCGAACCTGTCCGAAAGCGCGGCGCTGGATCTGGCCTATAAGCTGCTGAACGAGATTTCCCAGCATGAGCGCAACGTGAGCTTCCGTGCGCCAGGCAACCTGACGCTCGCGGCACGCACGCCGGTCCGGGTGCAGGGCACCGGGTCGAGCTGGGACAGCGGCGGGGACAACCCGTTTTACAGCATCGATAGCATCAGCCGCAGCGTGTCGTTTGAGGGCGGCCTGATGGTTGAGGTGCGCTGCAAGAACCATCCGAGCGACAGCCAGGCGATCGTATGAGCAACGCCCACAAGCGCATGTCCCAGAGCATGGATGGGCAGGGCGCGCAGCAGATCGTCGGCACGATCACGTCATTCAATCCGGTCGACCACACTGTCAAGTGCGAGGTGTGGGGCGGCATGGACGATGCCTATGTGACGGATTGGCTGCCCCTTGGCGCAGTCGCGACTTTTGCCGGCGGCGGTGGGGTCGTGGCGCCTCCGATGCCCGGCGAGCAGGTGCTGCTCATCCCGGAGCAGAACGACCACGGCTCCTACCACGTCGCGGGCCGCATCTTCTCGAGCGACCACCTGCCGCCGAACAGCCCGGCCACCGGCAAGCCCGTGCAGGCTGGCGAGGTGGGCGTGTTCACCAAGGGTGGCGCCTACCTCCACATGGAGGGGCAGAACATCCATTCAGCCGGCAACTGGACTCACACGGGCACCACGACCCTGAACGGCGACGTGACCACCACTGGCGCGATCGTCAACAACGGCCATCACGTCGACAGCACGCACGCGCACAACGATAGCGGCGGAAGCGGGGTCGGCGGCACACCGGTCTAGCGACAGGAGGCTAAAATCGACGCCTCCCACATTTTCGGCAACGACCTCACCTTCGGCTCAACCGGCGACTTCGCTTCGGTGGACGGCGCGGATGAGGGGTATCAGAGGGTCTTGCGGCGGGTTTTGACCAACCCGCTCGGCTACGTCTGGCGCCCTAACTATGGGGCCGGTCTTCCTGCCTTTGTGGGGCAGCCCGCGCAGGAGGATCGCATCGCCGCCATCACCAAGGCGCAGATGTTCCTGGAAGCCGCTGTGGCGCAGGCGCCAGCGCCAGTGATCGCCGTCACGCCCTACCCGAACGGCACGGTGTCGCTGTCCATCGCCTACACCGACGCGCAGAGCGGGGACCCCGTGGCCGTGCCGACCCAGACGCTCGCATGAACCTCACGCTTCTCACCAAGACGGCCTTCGTCGCGCAGTTCGCCGCTGCCGCGCAGGCCGTAGCCGGTGCCGCGCTCAGCATCCTGCCGGGCTCTCTCACCCTGGCCTGGGCGGACGCGAACAGCGGCATCGCGCTCTGGCTGCAGAAGCAGAGCGTCGACACGCTGCTTGCCAGCCGGCTCAGCACGGCCACCGGCCTCGACGTGGACAGCTTCGTGGCCGACTACCAGACGTTCGGCGGGCGGCTGCCGGCGGTGGCGGCGTCCGGGCAGGCGGTGTTCGGGCCTCAGACACCCGGTGGATCGGCGCTCCTGCCCGTCGGCGCTACCGCCAAGACCCTCGACGGGACACAGACCTTCGTCGTGGTGGCCGCCCCCAGCAACCCGGCCTATTCCACGTCGGCAGGCGCTGCTCCAGGCTACTTCCTGCCGGTTGGCGCTGCAGGGGTGAGTGTTCCCGTGCAAGCGGTCAGCTCGGGCACGCAGGGAAACGTCGGGGCGAACACCATTCGCCTGCCGTCGTCGAGCGTCGCCGGCATCGACACCGTGACCAACCCGCAGGCGTTCACGAACGGCGTGGATGCGGAGACGGATGCTGCAGTCAAGGCGCGATTTCAGAACTTCATCACGACCCGCAGCCTCGGCACGGCCGACGCGGTCGCCTTCGCCATCAGCAGCCTGCAGCAGGGCCTGACGTTCTCCCTGCTACCCAACGTGGACACCAGCGGCGGCTACCGGCCAGGTCACTTCGTGGTGGTGGTGGACGACGGCAGCGGCGCCCCGCCAGCCTCAGTCATCTCGGCTGTCTACGCGGCAGTCGCGGCTGTGGCCGGGCTCACCATCACCTTTGACGTGATCGGCCCGGTCATTACCACGGCCAACGTCTCGGCGGTCATCAGCACGCAGGCGGGCGCAGACCATGCGGCGCTGGCGGCCTCGGTCGTTACAGCTTGGCAGTCCTACATCGGCACGCTCGGTGTCGGCGCGTCGCTGTCCTGGGGGCGGCTGTTCGCGCTAGCGTTCGGCGTCGATCCGGCCATCACCGACGTGCAGCAGCTCGTGCTGAACGGTGGCGTGGTCGACCTGACGGTGGCGGCCACGGGCGAGATACGGGCCGGCGTGATGGCGGTGTCGTGAGCACCGGCGACACCGATGACATGCGCGGCCGCCTACGCCGGCTTCTGCCGCGCGGGTGGTTCCCAGATGTCTCCCCCGCCCTCGACGTGCTGCTGGCCGGGTTCGCCTCGGCCTGGGCGGCGATGTATGCGCTCAACCGCTTCGTGCGGCTGCAGCAGCGGTTGGCGACGGCCACAGGCGTATTCGCGGACATCGCGGCGCTTGACTTCTTCTCGACTACACGGATGCGCCGCAGGACCAACGAGGGCGACGCGGCTTTCACCGCCCGCGCCCGCGCTGCGCTTCTGCTGCCGCGCGGCACCCGGTCAAGTCTGATCGCAGCGTTGACGGCCCTGACTGGCACCGCGCCCCGCGTGTTCTATCCAGCCAGCGCCGCCGACACCGGATGCTATGGCAACGCCGCAACGCCTCAGTTGAACACCGGCTTGGCCTACAATGGCGACACTGGAGGGTACGGGTCGCTTTCTCTGCCCGCGCAATGCTTCGTCACGGTTGTTCGACCCACGGGCGGCGGTGTGGCGAATGAAGCCGGCTACGGGACGGCAGACGGTGCTTACGGCAGCCAAAGCACCCCGGGCACCGACACGGGTCTCGCGTGGGCAGCGCTTGCTGACATCGTGGGCGGCGTCACCGACGACGAAATCTATTCAGCCGTGGCTGACCAGCAGCCCATCGGTACGACGGCCTGGACCCTCATCCTCGCTCCTTAACGTCAGATAGGGTTACTCATGCCGGATCGCGTGATCGTTTATGCGGGCGCCTCTCCGCTGGACACTGACGTCTTGCGGCCGCAACAGAACGCGGTGGTTGCACTCGGCTATGCTCTTGAAGCAAGCCTGGGTTCGGCATCTGTCGCGTCTGGTCTGATTTGCACTCCGACCAATCCCGCAAGCCTCATGGTTAACGTCGGCCCCGGCAGCGTTACCTTGCTGACAACGATTGAGCCGAACGCTTACGGGTCGATTCCGGCCGATACGACGACCCCTCTCCTCAAGCAGGGCGTCAACGTTCTGTCGACGGCATTTCCTCTCGCTGCTCCTTCCACAAGTGGGCAGATTATTAATTATCTCATCGAGGCGGCGTTTGCTGAGAACGACGATACGGCTTTGGTTCTATCGTATCGAAACCCGGCTAATACATTGCAGCCGTTCTCGGGTCCCCCGACCGCTGCTGGCATGTCAAGCGGCACTGCTCAGAACACCCGCCGCACACAACGCGTCAACTTGCGCCTTTCTCCCGGCGCTCCGGCCATTGCCGGCCAGCAGACTACCCCGGCCGTCGACACTGGCTATGTGCCGCTGTGGATCATCACCGTGGCCTATGGCCAGACCGCGATCACTGCCACGTCGATCGCCCAGCACCCGCAGGCGCCGTTCCTGCTGTTCAAACTGCCGCAGCTCACGCCGGGGTTTCGCAACCGCATCCGCCTGACAGGAACATCAGGACTTTGGACGCTGCCACTCGGCTACACCACATTCCGGGTCAACCTCCAAGGCGGCGGCGGCGGCGGCGGCGGGTGTCAGACCACCACCGCATCAGGTCAGGCCAGCAGCGCTGGCGGTGGCGCGGGCGGGTGGACGACCAAGTTGTTCGTTAATCAGGTTCCCGGGACACAGTTTTCTTACGTCATAGGGGCGGGTGGCGCGATCCAGGCCAGCGGCGGCACCTCGTCATTCGGGAACAGCCTTAGCGCCACGGGCGGCTTGGGCGGCGCGTTCAATGGCACAGGCGTCTCATCATCTGCCGGCGGCCCACCCGGGACCGGAATGGGCGGCGATTTTTCTGACTCGTCTGGTTATGGAAGCGATGGGCAAAACGGCCCGTTTATCTTCCCGGGCAACGGCGGCGCATCGCGCTACGGCGGAGGTGGACGGGCAGGAAGTCACGCCGGCTTCTCCGGAATTTCTCCGGGATCAGGCGGCGGCGCTGCCTACGACAGCACTTACACGGGAACTTATTACCCGGGCGGCGTCGGAGCGCCCGGCCTTGTGGAGATCGAATTTTGAGCACCTACGCGCGCATTGCAGACGGCAGCGTCGTCGAACTTTTCACTGTACCCAAAGTGCTGGCGCACCTGCCGATCAGCGATCTTTTCCACCCCGAGTTGGTCTGGTCCGACGTTACCGATGTGTCGCCGCAGCCGGCCGCCGGATGGTCGGCCGCAAGCAATGCGGACGGCACGTGGTCGTTCTCTGCGCCACCAACCCCCGCGCTACTTCCGCCGCCTCCCGCGCCGGCGTGGGGCCAGATGCAGGCGCAGCTCGCCGCGCTGATGACGCAGGTGCAGTCCGCAATGGCTGCGACATCGGCGGCGAAGTGACCGCCGCGCCAGTGCCCGATCTCGCCGCCACCCTGGCCGATCTCCAGGCCACGCTCAACACCATCGTGCTGCCCGGCGCGGAGGCAGAGCAGGCCGGCCTTGCCGTGCTGACCGGCACCATGAGCCAGTTCGCCACACTGCTGGGCGGTGCGCTTGCCCGCATCAAGGAACTCGAAGCCGAGAACGCCCGCCTCATCGCCGCGCTGTTCGCGGCCGGGTTGCACGTCCACCCGCCCTCCTAGGCCACCGCCCGCACCCCTGACCTGACCCACCCGGACCGCCGGCAGCCCTCGGCTGCCCGCGGGAGAGGAACCGCGCATGGCCATTGAATCCGTCATCATCCTCCGCTCGTTCGGCGGCTACGCAGTCGGTTCGATCCAGCAGATCGACGACAGCGTGATCGCGCAGCACCCGGGCTCGACGGTGCTGCTTGTCGCGACGGGCGGGGGCGGCACGTCGACGGGAGGCACGTCCACCGGCGGCACCACGTCGGGCGGTGGCACCACGACCCCGGCAGGCGGCGGTGGCAGCACCACCGGCACCACGACGGCGGGCGTGGTGATCGGCACGTCGGGCAATAACGTTACGTTTACCCAAAATGGCGTGACCTACCAGACAGCAGCTCCGCTCACCGCAGGGCAGGTCACTTCGCTGCTGGCCGGCGCGGACATCGGCAGCGCGACCGTGGGCGGGGTGTTGGAGTCGGTCATCGGCAGCATGGTCGCGACCCACACCGCACACCTGCTCACTCTCGATACCGGACTGACCTCAATCCAAAAGGCCGCCACCGACGCCGCTGCTCTCGCGAGCACCGCAGGCACCGCGGCGACCGGCGCGAAAACCGAGGCTGACAGCATCTCCGTCACGGTGACGGCGCACGATCTCCTGCTCGGGACGCACACCGCGCAGCTCGGCACGCTGGCGGCGGGCGTGACGTCTGCCGGATCGTTGGCAGCGGCGGCGAGCACTCTTGCTGGCTCTGCGCTCGTTACGCCAAGCATCGTCAACGGAGCGCTGTCGTTCAAGACCGCAGCCGGTGCGGCCGGCCCGGTCGTGCCCCTGCAGCTAGGCGCGACCCCCACCATATCGATCGGCGGTGTCAGCACGGGCGCCACGGCAGCCGCCAGCATTACCGGCAGCGCCGCGGCACCCGTCCTCAACCTCGTGATCCCCCAGGGCACTCCCGGTGCCACCCCGGCTATCTCAATCGGCACCGTTAGCTCCGGCCCCACCGCGGCAGTCAGCATCACCGGCAGTGCGGTAACCCCGGTGCTCAATCTCGTATTGCCGCAAGGCATCCCAGGTTCACCCGGCGCAACGCCTGCCATCGCGATCGGAACCGTCAGCTCAGGCCCGTCGGCCACCGCGACGTTCACCGGCTCGGCCACGGCTCCGGTGCTCAACCTCATGTTGCAAAAGGGCGATTCGGGCTCCCAGGGCGGCCAGGGCATCGCCGGCGCGACCGGCTCGGCTGCCGGGGGCGACGTCACCACCAACCTCGCCAACTCGGCCATTGGCGGCAAGAGCCTGCCGCTCTCGTCGATCCTGCGGCTGCGGCTGGACTCCGAGTATTTCGGCTCGCAGCACAACAATACCTCAATCCAGGGCTACACCGGCGCCACCACGCGTGCGGCCCTGGCCGCCTACACCAATGCGTCCGGTGCCACGCCCTACGCCTTCTTCTCGAACTACCCGGTGAGCACGGGCGACGACGTCGAGGTGTATCCGGTCGCTCCTGCGACCTCTGGCAACACGATCCAGCTTTGCCGCAGCGTGACCCTGCCAGCCGCAGCCAGCGGCTACACAGGCGCCACCGGGCTCTATCAGGGCAAGAACACGGGCCGCTGGTTCCTGTATGTGGGCGGAAAGCCATGGCTGGACTGGCAGCCCGGCATGTATGCGATCTTCCCGGGCCTCGCCGCGAATACCAAGGTGCTGGCGACCTACGGCAACTGCATCATGGTCACATCGCAGCCGGCAGGCACGACCTGCGCCGCTGGCGTGGTGGGCACCATCGGCGCGAACATGAGCGCGCTCAAGACGGGTCAGCAGGTCTGGGCGGCGCAGGGCGTTCAGCCGTTTTCGCTCATCAGCACGATCACTGCGACCGGCGTCATCCTTTCCAAGGCGCTCGATACCACCAGCAAGACCAGCTACGCCGTCGCTGTCGCTGGGGTGTTCCAGCTCCAGGCGATCCGCATCTTCACGCCGATGGCTGAGGCCAGCATCTGCGGCACCATGACGATGGACAGCCTCGCCATCCCGGCGGCGTGGTTCAACCAGCGACTGGACGACGCTTCGCGCGAGTGCGCCTACATCTCTCGCGGCGACCATTACGTGAACGTGCCGATCTATCTGTGGGGCCATGCCGGCGGACTGCGGGGCGCGGGAGCGCAGGACACTTTCATCCGCACCGAATGCAGCGCCTTTGCGATGATCTCGATCTTCCCGGCCCAGAGCACGGTTGCGTTCTACGGCGACATGTCGTGCCGGCCGAGTACACCCGGCGCGGCGCAACAGGCGTTCTTGTACATCGAGGGCGTCAGCGAACAGGCCGGAAACCAGAACAACCAGTTCGTCGGATCGCATCAGCCGCTTATTCACCACGTGACTGGCCAAGGCAGCGGTCCCTACACCACGACCGACGCCAGCGGCGTTGTCACTCAGCACCCCCCTTCTGGCCCGGCGCAGCTCATCCGCCTGCGTCACTGCGGCGGCTGCTACATCCAGGAAGTCAGCCATCAGGGCTACGGCCTGGCCCCGAGCCCCTACGTGTCCTGCGCCGTCAGCGTCGGCAACGTGGTCGCGGTTCACTGCAAGCGCGTTGGCGGTAACTACCTGCAGGCCGCGGTCTTCGCGGAGGGCTACCTGGAGCATCCGATCCTGGAGGATTGCTCCATCGCGCCATCAGGGTGTCTGTTTGACGGCCTGGAGGTGTCCACGCTCGCGGGCAGCACCAACGCCTGCCTGATCTTTGAGGTGCGCGGCGGCGACATCGACATTTTCTATTACGGATACCGCATCGCCCTTGCATCCAGCGTCACCTTCAACGGTGGCGAAATACAGGCACCGGAGGTGGCGACCACCTCAACCTTCGGCTTGAGCACGGCGGCCATCGTGGAGCTTTACGGGTGCGCCGGCGGCACCATGGTCGGCATCAACGGAGGTGCGAACGGCACGTCCTGGGACATGATCCAGGTCAACAACATGGACCTCGACGGTGGCTCGCTCGGCACCAGCGGGATCATATTCGGGTTCCTGACTGGCGGCGGCGTTGCCTCGACCATCCGCGTGCAGCCTGGGTGCAACGGCAACACGTTCTTCGACCCGACGATCGTGCTGAACGGCTCGGCCACCAACGCCATCATCGACGGCGGCACGAACACGCACATTACCAGCGGAGGCGGCGCGGCGACCTCCGCATACGACGCGACGCTGTTCTTCGGCCACGTGGCCGGCAACGTCGCGCTCGGCACGTCCTCGACCGCCATGACCCTGATCCCGATCGGGTCGGACGGAGACGTGGGCAGCAACTACGACGGGACCGGCTACCTGGTCCGCACCACCGGGTCGTACGACGTGGAGGTCGACTTGCCTATCATCACCACAGGGACTGCGGCCACCACTGCGGCGCCCGTGGCTCCGGTCGGCACGCAGGGCGGTATCCAGCTCTGGTTCGATAACCAGGGCGGCGCGATTCAGAATTTCACCACCCAGCCGAAAGACACCACGGCCCGCTTCCGGCACACGGTCTATCTCCAAAAAGGCGCGCTGATCCGGCTCTATGGCTATGCCGACTTGGCGACCACGGTGTTGGGCGGAAACAACAGCCGCAGCCACGTGCGGATCAAGCAATGCGCGTGACCCGCACTTGGCTAGCAGTTGCGGCCGCGCTGGCCGCGCTCGCTTTGCCGGCGCTGGCGCAAAGCCCGAGCAGCCACAATTCGGGATACTTCCCCGGCGGCACAGGTCTCGCGGCAGCGAACGGCGACCCGGTGACGCTGGGCACCGGCCTGGCCCTTTCCGGTGGCACCCTCACGGTGACGGCCGGCACGGGCGGCTCCGCAGTGCGGGCAGGGCAGTATGAACTTGAGACGCCCGGCGCGCAGCCGCTCACCACCGCGCCCTACTACCTGTCGGTCTACCTGCCGCTACCCGGCACAGTGCTGGACGCGCGGGCGGCCGGGCTCAGCTCGTCAGGCGCGAACCTCCAATACACCGTCCACCTCGTGCACGCGGGCGTGGACAGCGTCGTGGCGGGGCTGAGCGCGGTGGGTGTATGCGACGGCGAGTCCACCTGCGCCGCCGGCACTACCGCGACCTACGCCGCGCCGCTTCTGACCTCCGCGACGGGGGCGAACACGTACGTGGCAGGCGACCAACTCTACGTCAGCTTCTCAGCCGTGGGTGGGACCTTCACCAACTTCAATCTCCACGTTGATGTGACACAGTAATGGCGTTCGTATTTTATAACACCGCAGGCGGACTGGTGGATGAGACGTGCTGGGGGGATAACACCGGCGCGACCTACACCATCGGCTGCTTCGTCTACAATCTCGGCAATGCGCCATACCCGAGTAATTACAGCTTCCTCGCCAGCCTGAACAATCCCAGCGGCAGCAACGGGTCGTGCGAAGGGCTGTTGCTGGTCGCGGACACCAACGGGCCGATCATCCGGCTGTCGTCGTCGGGGATCAGCGGCAAGACGGAGTGGGACAGCGACTATCACACCAGCAACCTGACAGCCGCACAGCTTCAGAAAGTGCATCTCTGCGCGATGTGCTCTAAAAACCAGCGTCAGCTTTACATCGACGGCAAGCTGATCGCGACCGATACCCGGGTGCAGACCGACAAGCAGTATTTCACCACGCTGATGATCGGCTATGGCGGCAAGTCGCCGGTCAGTGCGGCGCTGGTGCAGCTTCTTTCCGGCTACGGCTCTCAGGCGGACGCGACCATGATGGCGACGGGTGTGGACGTGCGGGACCTGGCGCTGGCGAGTAGCTTCCGGCTCAGCCCGACGCGGCAGTTCCTGCGGCAGAACAACTTGCTGGAGGACACCGGGCTGTTCAACGGTTTTACTATCAACTCTACCGGGCAGAACCAGAAGAAGCTGGAACTCGACGTGCCGCCATCCTCTGGGGTCGCGACGTTCGACAGCAACTTGGCGCCGATGACAGCGTGGTCGGGCAAGGGGGCGGTCGCGGCGCCGCAGAACATCGTCGAGGACTGAGACAGGCGGACCGCCGGACCGGGGCCAACCGTCCCGACAACCCTGACCACCGATGAGCGAACACCGATGGCTGGAGCCAACCGTAATGACGTACCGCCTGCCGAGGATAGCCAAATGCGGCTCATGCGCCGTGATCCGCCTGCTGCCCTCAGTGCATCGCCCTGCTATGGGAGCGCGCCATGTTCGTTAGAATCGGCGCCGCGGTCCGCAGGTGGTGGCAGAGGCCGTACTGGTTTCCGGAAATGTGGTCTGCTCTCGTGCTGATAGGATTTTCGGTTTGGTCCATTGCGGCGCCGATCCCGCTTGCCGACATTCCCAGCTTTTACGAGGCGACGCGGATCATGCCGCAAGGTGCGTGGGAGTACACGACGGGCACTGTCGGTGTGCTCCAGTTCGGGGCGCTCTTGATGGATCGCCGCTGGCTGCGTGGGGCAGCAGCGGCAGTGGCCACATGGCTCACGGCAGCGATTTCGCTCGGGGCCGTGCTGTCGTTCTCCTCGCCCCTCGATGTGTTCCCATTGGGGTTTTTGGGAATCAACATTTTTGCGGTGCTGCGCTCGGTCGGGAATGCACGCTGATGTCGGGGAACAACGACTGGCGTCCATGGGTGATCGAGACGCTCGCTGCGATCCCGGCGGGCGGTGCGCTGATCGTGCCGAAGCTGTGGAGTACTTACTGGGACTGGCGCGGCGGCAAACGCACGGACCGGATCACGGCAGAGGACATCGGATTGAAAGAACGCGTGCAGCTTGCGGCCGAACGCGATGCGGCGTTCGGACGGTCGGATGCGGAGATGGAGCGGTTGGTGAAGGCGCTTGCTGAAGCCCGGCAGGACGCCGCCACGCAGATGACCTCGGGCCAGCGTTGGTATGCCATCGCCCGCGCGTGGTGGTCGCGCGCCTGGGACAAGCTGGGCATGGCGCGGCGGTTGCGCGACGACGTGATCGAAGCGCGCGAGGGCTGGGCGAATGACCGTCGCGGGTGGTTTGAGGCGGACCCGGCCGGCGCATCTGCGGCGCGGCGGCCGGAGTGGATGGGGCCACCGCCGGATTTCGCGACGACCGAGCCGCCGGTGACCCCTGACCCGCCGGAATTGGAAGGGCTTGTGCCATGACAGTCGCCAACTTCCCCTCTGCTCTTGCCTTCACGCTAGAGGAAGAAGGTTCTTGGTCCGACGATCCGCGCGACCCAGGCGGCGCGACCATGGACGGGATCACCCTGACCGCATGGCGCGCGTTCACCGGCGACCCAGACGCGACGGCCGACGAACTGCGCGCGATCGGGGTGGTGCAGCGCACGGCGTTCTACGGCGCTGAGTGGAACAAGGTCCGCGGCGATGACCTGCCGGCGGGCGTGGATGCCTCTGTGTTCGACGCCTACGTCAACACCGGGGCGAGCGCCGCCTACCAGCTCCAGCGCCTTGTGGGTCTCGCGGGGCAGGCGCGCGACGGGTGGGTGGGCGCAGAGACGATCGCAGCGGTGGCCAAGGCAGACGCGGCTGGGTTGGCGCTGCGGCTGTGTCCCGGTGGCATCAAGGTGTTGCAGGACGGGCTTGGGCTGCTGCAGGACAGCAAGATGGGGTCGGTCACGCTGACCGCCGCCAAGGTGCACCGGGATGCGGTGCTGGTCGCGGCCCTGTATGACCAGCACGTGACCTATTATCGGGCGTGTAAGCGGTTCCCGACGTATGGCGCCGGGTGGCTCGCGCGGGCGGAGAAGCGAGCTGAGGCAGGAATGCGGCTTGCGGTGCCGGTCGGGCTGCGGGCGCCGATCTCGTGATCGCCTCCTACGGCGTCCATGCGATCGGTGACCGCGTGGCCCTCGTGCGGACAGGCGGGGACGATGCTGCGGCAGCTACAGCGGGCGATGCAGGACGCGGCCGAGACGGACCTTGCGTGGCGGTGCCCGGCGTGATGGTGGCGCAACTGGTGGCGGCGATGCGGGTGGGGCGGGAGTGTGAGGGAGTAGGTTAACCAGCAAGACCGCGTATAATTATCGCAATAAATATGAAGAGGCCTAATACGCATAGTTTTCCAACGCGAAAATGTTTCTCATAGTTTTCAAGGTCAAGAAATTTAGTAGACCAAATAAATACAACGAAACATGTAAGAAATCCGATTAAACCAGAAAATACCGTCAGACTTCGGATAAGCTCACTCATCATCCCGTCCTCTCGTTGGTAATCATGTTCCACAATCCTCTGCCGCCTGCCTCGGGCACAACCATCATCGGTCTCGCCACCGGTCTCGGCATCGCATCCAGCGTGGTCCTGCGGCACTTCGGGTGCGGCGAGGAGGCAACGCTCGCGCTATCCGGGGCCGCGAGTGCGGTGTGGCTTGTGTGCCACCCACAAGTGAATCGCAGCGTGCCGGTCAGTCCTGAGCCGCCGAACGATCCGGTGGCTGTGGCTCCGGTGGGGGATCGGCTTGGATAGACTCAATTCTCTTGATCGTGATTTCGTAATCTCCGTCACCGATCATATCTCCTGACAGAGTTACACCCCTAATCTGAACATGAGTTGGTGCATCAAATACTGCTATGCCAACAGGTATTAGCAGGGTGTATGTAGCCTCAGAGATTCTAATACCATCCCTTGTTACCTTCCGTGAGTAACCAGTCTGTCGATACCGAAGAACCGATTGCGTCACACTACTCATCCCGCTTTTCCTTCCCTTGCCCCACCGCCTCCCGCAACGCCCGCGCCACCGTCGCCCGGTCAGACGGGTCGCCGTCGCGGGTGCGGAGGGTCGCGATGTGGGCGCGGCTTTCGGCGGTGATCTCGATGGTGCTGGCCTGCCTCCGTAAACGGGAAGCGCGGGCGTAGTCTGCGGGCGTGCGGGCTGCAGGGTTGATGGGGCGGGGCATCAGGCTCGCTGCGGAAAACGTGGGATCGTGACGCGACCGGCGATGGCGTCGGTGTCTTCTTCAGGCTGCCACAACCACATTATGCTACGGCCGCCCACGGCGTCGTCG